GTTTCCCAGTCACGATCAAGCTGCGGCCCTGCTGATTGATCCGGCTCGCCAATATTCTAAAAGGTCGACATCAACTTTAGGCTCATTCGACATCGTCATGATTTCCCCTGTTACAGCACCTTGATATTGTCGAAACGTTAAATCCCATTCTACGCGCGCATTCTGATCTACTCATATACTTACACATCAAACGTATCATTTTCACAGTGAATACTGATATTTTTTTGTTACATTTATAATGACCTGCCTTTTTACTATCTTCACAATTTTGTTTTACTGTTCCTTGAACCAAATGATTTGGATTGCAGCATTTTTTATTATGACATTTATGTCTGATAACATTACCTTCTTTTATTTTTCCTTTTGTCATCTCATAGACAATAATATGACCTTTTCTCATTCTGCTCTTATACCAAAAGTTAGCATATCCCTTGCTTAGACTAGCCTTCCAAGGCCAGCATTCATTACTATCTCTAATATTAATTTTAGAGAAAAGTCTCATCCTATCATCCATGGCACAATTCCTTCCATTGACACTCACGGCAAAGGTATGATGATGCGTGAGACGCTATCGGATCGAGCTTAGATTGTCGCCAGCGATAGACTTGCCTCTCCGCAAAGCGCATGGCTTCTGGATTAAAGGGCAACTCTTCATCTCGATATTGGTGTGTCTCACGACAGATCGTCGAGATTACAGCCGGATGTTCAGTAAGGTCAAGCGCAAGCTGGCTCAGAGTGGCGTACACGATAACATCGGGCGCAAGCTGGCTATCAAAGTGCTTCGGGTCGACAACGCGGCCTATCCAGGCTTGGCGCACGCCACAGGCCCCTACCCTTATACCCTCGCAGAAGCCGCGAACGTCACCAATAAACAATGCCCATGGTTCATCGATATTCTCGAATGATGTTTTTCCTTCGTCGTATTCAGTGCAAATTTTATACCTTATCACATCTCTAATTCTGCTATCGGCTTTCGCCCTTTCGATATCTTCAATTGCAACGACCCTATCATTCCTACTATTCAATTGCTGTCGACGAACGCAAACATGTCCAACTCGTTTAGCTGGAATGAATGGCAAGGGGTTTCGAATTTCAGTTTTAGTCATCTATATAACCCTCTCCTTGGCAAGTTTCACATTCTGCGTTGCGTAGTTTCTGATAAACTATTGCCTTGCTTTCATCAATCTCTCCAAGGAAAACTCTATCCAAAAGATCTTTGTCAATAATTCCTTTAAACTCCCTAGTATTAACAGCCTTGCCGGTTCCGTCGCAATTAGTACACATTTTTTCGCAATATAAACAAGGAGCCATACCTATAGACCCAAGGTAAGCGCAGTTGCATTCATAGGCTAGACCTGTCATCGTCCAAAAACCCTCAAGATTTTATCTCTGTTTTTGTTCCAGTTTATTATACATGTTGCGTCATATTTGCTTTTTCCTTTCATCGATACTGTTGAGCCAAGCCGCGCTATAAATTTGCATTGATTTTGTGTTGCTTGTGTGGACATCCACGCTTTGGGAACTTTTGAGCCTTTAACTTTTGTATTCAAGCAAGCAATACAGTCTTGTAAATTCTTGCTCTCAAAAACCTTCTCTCCATTGACTATCACAACGCCTTTAAGTATCGCTCCCCAATTGCTTTCTGTACAACCGACAAGAACCTTTCCATTTTCAAATAAGTCAACGATTTTTAATCTAGATGTCAGATTAATTTCTTTCAACTCAAGATCTGTTAATGGTCGCGTTTCAATATCTTCATCTTCAGCAGCCTTTGTAAATTCATACCCGCAGCCAGGGCAACGCCTTGAATATTTCGGAAGTTCCATATCGCACTTAGGGCAATCCTTGTACTCTTTCTCTTTATCCTTTTTTTCTTTGACATCAAGTGATGGTTCAATGCTTATGTCTTCATGCTCGGTTCTGAAATCTAATATGATTGCATCGTCGAATAGATCGCTAAGGCGAAGAGCGCGCCCAATGATTTGAATATATGTTCCTTTGAACACGCATGATCTATCGATGATAATGCAAGAAACGTCTGGATCATCAAATCCTTCTGTTAACATCATCGGATTGATAAGAACGCCTGTTTTCTGAGATTTAAATGCATTAATTACTTTATCACGGCCCCTAACTTTATGGTGGACAACAATCGATCCGGGGAAATGAGATTGAATTTCTGTGCATCGATCTACTGTCGACGTAAAAATGATTGTTTTCCTGTTGCTAAACTCTTTCCAATGACGATACATCTCTTGAGGTGGAATATCATAATTTGATACAGCGCCTATATCTACAGCGTCATAATCAACAGGTGCGGAAGATAGCATTGCATTTTGAATACTCTCGACAGACGGCCTTAGTATCCTTGGGGTTTTCAAATATCCCCAATTGACTAAGTCTCCTATTTCAATCTGATCTGAAACAACGTTGTAAAACTTCCCAAGGTCCGCACCATCGCCGCGCCCTGCTGTTGCAGTGACACCAAGCAAATGAGCATTTGGGTATCTCTCGACGACGGACTTATAGCTTCCTGCGGCTGTTCTATGAGCTTCATCGATCGCTATTCCGTCGAATTGAGGTAGATTTTCAATATTTTGGAACGTGGTCTTCTGCATTCCAAATACAACATCGCCCATATAGTTTTTCTGAAATGAACAAAACAAAGACAATGAATGATTAGGAAACAAGTTATGAAATGCTCTCGAATTCTGCCTTAATAATTCATCACTATGTTGAAGCCACAGCCATTTTCCAGGCATTTGCTTGACAATATTAGACATCATAAAAGTCTTGCCGCCACCAGTAGCACACACCAAAAGCGGACGTTTTCCCCTTTTGAGACAATCAACGGTTTGCTTGATTGCGCGCTCTTGGTATGGCCTTGCTCTCATATGCTACGACCTAGTTTGTTACCTTTCCCATTCGTGATCTCAAAGCCATAAGCATCGTACTGATCAATTAAATGTGACCTGACCTGTGCTGGGGCTTTTATGTCTACCCCCTCATAACCCTTTATTTTCTTGACCATGCCTTGCCCGATTGCTAGGTTTATCAACCTCTTTTCCTCATCCGAAAGTGGTTTGTGCATGTCGCGCTCCCGTACTAAAAAGAAGCCCGCTCTACCAAAATACGGTCAAGATGTCAAGGCTGTTAAGAAGGATGGTACGCCCATAATGTGCGCCGCATGTGGCGAAGAGGCGGGAATTATTGGGCCTGATTGCGTTCAATATCTCGATAGGAGGTATCGGCATCATGGTTGCCGTGGAAGCGAAGCCTATAATCGCGCGATTGATGAAGCTCGCAAGAGAAAGCTTCTCGTACAGGCCGAAGAAACCACAGCCGGAAGCCGAGATTTGTAATCGCATTTTTCAGTGGGCTGTTGATCACTACTGCAACGGCCGTATGCAAGCGATATTCTTTCACGTCCCGAATGAAGGCCGTGAAGGCGTTCGCCTCAAAATGTTTTGTGGCATGGTGCCAGGAACCGCAGATTTTGTTTTTTCTGGAGAACATGAGACGGTTTTTATCGAGGTAAAAACAGAAACTGGAAGGCAATCAAAAGATCAAAGATTTTTTGAGACTTGGTGTAAGCGCACTCCAGGCAACAGCTATGCGGTTGTTACGTCGGTAAAGCAGGTGATTGAAATTCTTTCTGAAAAAAATATCTTGCTTTCTGAATTTTAATGTGCTTATAAGTTTTCATCGATAACAGAACATGAACGGAACCCCAACGATGTCAGACCTTGCTACCCTCACACCATCAACTCGCCGCACTCGCCTGAACAAATTCAAGCTCTCCCAAGAATGGGTTGATTTTCAAGGTGAGAACGTCCAAGTCATCATGTTTGATGCAAGCACAATCACGGCGCGGAAACGGGACGGCAAAAAAATCCACATTTCCCGCAATACGATCTATGATGCATCTCCGGGTGGCGTCCAATGACAGGCGTTCGATCGGCTGCACAAAGGGAAGCTGACGCAACCCTTTCATTCATCGTGTGGGCAAATGCTGGCGAGGGAAAAACTCGACTAGTCACCACACTACCGCCCAAAAAGACGGTCATCATCAATGCTGAAAACGGGTTGAAGTCTATTCGCGGCTTTGCTGCTGATGATATCCCTGTTTCAAGCTGGCGTGAGATTGAATACATTTGCCAGCAAATCCAGGCTGGAAATCTGGAAATAAAAAAGAAAGATGGTTCTATCTATTGTGACTTCCGCAAGTACGAACACATCTTCATCGATAGCGCGACAAGAATTGCAAACTTCTATGCTTGGAAAGTTGCGCAAGACAACCCTTCGAACTACTCTTCGCAAGGTAATTTTATTCCAATGCAGGCTTATGACCAAGTCAACCGCATGATGGATTACGTCTTTGACGTGTTCCACAATTCACCATTCAATGTTTGGTTCACTGGCGGCCTCAAGGACGTAACGAACGACGCCGGAACAGTTATAGGCTCAAAGCCGTACATGCCGGGAAGCTCAGCTCGCGGCGCGCCATATCAATTTGATATATCCTGCGTCTTGCAGAAAGGCAAACTGCACATGACGCCACCAAAAAAGGTTGATCTATCGAGCAAGGTTCGATTTGCGCTCGATGGCACTGAAGAGCCGGATTTACTGGCCTTGTGGCACAAATGTCTTGGAGGTGAAAAATGACTGTACAAGATGTTATTGACAATCTTTCCAAGTTCAAGCCAGATATGGAAGTCATGATAATGATCCCATCTGTCTTGGAGGCCCTTGATGTCCGTTCGGTTTATCGAGATCGAAATCAATACGAAGTCAAGGGATCAAAGCAAGTTATCATGATCTCACCATCGGAGAAATGACCTATGCCTCTCAATCTCAACAATGCCGAACAGCCAAAAGATTTTGATCCGTTGCCTAACGGAACAACGCTGAAGCTTCGCTGTGAGGCGATGCCGGCTGAATTGAAGTCGCCGAAGAATGGCTCAGGTAATGACTACGCGGAAGGCGTCTTTGTCGTCGTCTCACAGCCTTACAGCGGTCGAAAGTTCTTCAAGAACCTGACGTTGGCCGGCAGTGAACAAGCCGTCAAGATTTCTGAAAGCTTCCTTCGCGGCTTGGTTGATAGCGCGCACGGTTTTCGACATGACGACGACAGCGCCGAAGCGATCGAAGCTCGCAGCATCGAATGTCAGTCCGAGGTTGTCGGCCTGGAGTTTGCCGCACGCGTGAGCGCCAAGGAAGAGACTTACACCGACGCAAGCGGCGCTCAATGCACGTCGATCAAGAATGACATCTCACCGATCGCCGTCACTCACAGCGCCTATGAGAGTGCCATGGAGGGAACAACCGTCATAGGAACCCTTGCGCCAGCCAAGGCCAAGAAGAACGCCGCTGTTCCCGGTCAAAGCTATCATGCCTCCGATGTGACCAACGGCGGTGCACAGCAAGACCTAGGCGACGAAGTCCCCTTCTAGCCTGACTATGGGTAACCGCATATCGCGTCATGAGACCTCCGATCCGTGCCGATCGGTATGCGTGTAAGAGAAATGCCCGCCCATAACTTAGGAAAACGTACCTGTTTACAAAAACACAAAAGTTTCCTAATGTGATTTCAACGTCAACGCGAACAGGAGAAAAATTATGTACGTTGTTAGATGGATTTCGTTCGGAAGAATTTATGAAAAGGAATTTTCAACAAACATGGAAGCCCAGCATTTCGCTAAAAGACTTTCTTCAAGGTCAACGATATTTTTTAGGGTTCAAGACAATGGATAACGCAACCCTAACAATAACGGCGACAGTCATCGACCCAGAACAGATGAAGGCGCTGTGTGAATTTGTCCAACTCGAATGGCAAGAATGTGTCGACATGGGCATGGAAAAATTAGAAGCCCTCGCCCGTCGCGTCTCATGGCATATGGAGAATGTGAAATGATCGAGCAGTTAGAGGCATTTATCGTTAGCTGCAAGTCAATGCCTGATCAGGAGCCGGTCTCTGGCGTAACACGTCATTTTACGCATGATGAAATCGAGGCTATGATTGCCAAATTTCATCAAGAGCGTTCTAGCTATGACGAACTCTATACGGCGTTCTGGCAAGTCTGCGTTCAATTACAGGAAGCAAACGATCCATATTCTAAAGAAAGATTTTCGGACTGTGAGCGCCAAGAAATGATTGACGCACTTTCCGATGGCGATGTTGATTTTCGAACACTCAAAGGCTGGTTTATGGAAAGCATTGGAGAAAAAGTATGATCGAGCATCCCCACAAAGTCACGCTCAAAACTATCACGCCCAACGCTGATCAGGAAATCGCCGATCAGGCCCGCGTGTCAGTCCCGAACTCGGAAGGAAAGCCAGCGCATAAGTTGATATCAACTATGCTCAAAAGGAGGCATTGGAGCCCTTTTGACATGGCTGATATCACCTTCGAGATACACACGACGCGTGCGATCGCTCATCAACTCATTCGTCATTGGACTTGCATTTCTCAGTCCATGCCAGCCAAAGTTCAAGAATTCAGCCAGCGGTATTCCGAGGTGACATTGCTCGGAGAGCCTTACATCTGCGATGCGCGAATGCAAGATCCTAACGACAGGCAAAAGTCAATCAAGTGTGAGGATTTCCATACCCAATCATGGTGGACGTCGGAACAAGGCCGCCTTTGGGATCATGCCGCAGCCCTGTATTCCGAAGCTCTCAAGAAGGGTATCGCAAAGGAAGTTGCTCGAAACGTTTTGCCGGAAGGTATGACGCCAAGCCGACTTTTTCTCAAATTTCCTGTTCGAACCGCTCTCTTCTTTCTCAAGGTTCGATCAGAGAAAGAAGGCGCGCAACTCGAAATCTGCGAACTGGCACGGCAGATGGAAGAGATTATCGATAGAGAGATGCCCTTAACCGCTCTCGGATTTCGTGAGTGGGTCTTGATCGATAACTGAATTCTCGGTAGCAAGCTCTCCAGCGCAAGCCGCATATCCCATCTCATCTAGATAGTGATCAAAATGTCCCGCGTCCCCACCTTTTGCGCGGGACATTTTTTGCAGAACCATCATTTGACAGACATCAATTCCGCTTATCACCCCGTCTAATTCCAAGTAAGCATTCCAAAGTTTAGCGGTATGGTTAAAGAAGTCTCCGTGGGTTTTTCCCCTTCCTTCCATAACTTCCGCTATCATTCTTGCAAACTCTGATTTATCCATCGACACTTTTCTCCAGGCGCCTTGAATAATTATGATCAACCCTCGTCATCTGTCACAGCCCTTTCAATCATTCCCAGCTTTCTAACAATCTGCCCTTGAACTCTAGTTGTAGTTCGCCCTTGTTGTTGAAGCAATCTAACGCTTGTTGTCAACATAGATATTGCATTTGCCTGTTGCTCTGCTATCTCTGAATGACGTTTTATTGAGCTATCATGAAATGCAACTTTGGTAACGAGAGCGCCGGACGACGACGCTATTCCAATGAAAACCAAAACATGTTTCAAATTAAATCTAATAGCGTCCAGATTGGGCATTATCAGGCCTCTAGCATTTCAGGTGTACAACAGAACATATGAGTTTCGCCAAACTGCTTGTGATACTGTATCCCTAGAACGCCTCTTTGATTTAAGAAGCCTTTCCCTGCAGCCCAATCATCACGCGCCGTCAGAGTTGGATGTTGCCTTATCTCACAGCCTGCCGATCCGTCAATCTTTGTGTAATGTCTATGGCCTGTGTGGATGTAACGGCGCTCCGAATTTCCCCAAAGATTAGCATACTCGGACGCAAACACAGCAACCATTTCTGCTGGCTTTGATATTGATTTTCCATGGCCGTGATGAAAACCGATAAAGTTACTACCGAACAACACAGCGTAGTAAAGTTTTGGGACATCTATTATATTAACCCTTGGTTCATTTTCAAAAAGTCTAGCAAACATTTTTGTTAACCAGACCATCGCATCTTGATCGTGATTTCCGCGAGAAAAAACAACATCAATTGTTTCGTGAAATTCGAGAGCGCGTCTAATTGAATATAAAGATATTTCAACTGTCGTATCAATTATTTTTGGAAACCTGCTATCTACTGTGAGAACATTTTTGTTTGTTGGCGTGAATGGATCGTCAGAATTTATGTGCATCAAATCGCCATTGAAACAAAGGATGGCGTGAGATGCGTTCGGCAGGGACAGCGTTAGGCGGTCGATGCACCCTTCAAGGTGACGCTTTGCCGTGACTAAATCCCAATCCGCACCGCCCTCTTGAGCCCAACAGAGAGCGCCTATATGAGCGTCAGTGATTGTATATAGGTTGGCCCGATCAGAAGCGTCTATTGCTGGCGCTGTGGCGGGCTGTAACGGCGGCAAAGGCTCGATCGCTTCGATGATAGCCGGAATTCGTTCGAAGGCGTCCATAACCGGGTTGGCTGGCACATGACGAAGCCATTGACGACGCTTGCCGCCGTCTGCGGTGATCTCGGTTGTTGATCCGATCAACCGCCCTTGAGGTTCAAGGATTTCGTCACCGGAAGGCATTGGCCTTTCGCGTATCGAGCGACCTTTGACCTCGCCATCTTTTCCGAGAGATGTTCGAACCTCTATGATCTCACGGCCTGCGCCCGGTTCATGCGGCAATGAGCCATCGGCATTCATCTTACCGGCTTCTCTCAATCGAGAGATGCGTTTATATATATTTCGAACAGATATCCCTAAATATCTTGCTGCTTGTTCCCTGTTTCCTTCATTTCTTTTTAGTGCATTAATCAACTCTTGTTGCTTATCAGTCAACGCCATATTCCAGACCCTTGTTAAGCGGCGATTTGATCAGACCATAGGCCAGCGTCGCCCGCCTCATTCCAGTTTGTTCCATCAGTAAAGGCATTAGCTTCGTTTACAACCGTTGAAATAATTCGAACTGGTATAGTCCCCGTTGCTTGCAAACCGCCCGTATCTGTTGACCTAACTATGAATGTGTTATCGCCCTCATTCAATCCCGTAACATCATCAAGAGTAACAACGCCTGTTGAAGGATTTATAGAAATCGCCCCGCCAAGATCTGCATCCAAACTGAAAGTTTGTGCATCGCCAATATCAGGGTCATTATTAGAAATTGTGCAAAAGGGGTTGCCGATTAGAGCTATGTCTATTTCAACCCTTCCGCCGTTATTTATAAAGTCTGATACTGAGAATGAAGATGGAGCTTCGTTTATATCAAGAACATTTATTGTAAATGAAACTTCAACAAAACCACCGCTATTTTCTGCCCTTATTATAATGTCATGAGAAGCATTAATCTCATGGTTAAGCGACCCAGCAACTTGTAAGTTGCCGCCTGTTGTAATTTGAAACAGTCCTCCAGCATCATCAGTTAAAGTAAATGATGCCTGGACTTCATTAGTCGTTTGAGCATTACCAATAGAAAATCCGTTCGGACTATTTTCATTGACCGATCGCCCAAGCAGATTAATACTAGAAGGCGGTAGCAATGCGGCCTGCCCCGTACGGACGACGGACGCAGGCCGAAATTGCGAACTTACCTGACTTGATGGATCAACAGACAGCCAAGTCATGCGCCGCCGCTGCTCTCTTCGAAGTTAACGACGGTATCTGACGCTAGCGCCGCCCCTGCTGGCCAAGGGGTCGTGGTGATATCGACAGAAGTAAGCTCGTTATGAAGCGGGATTGTTCGCCTCTGATTAGCCGGGCAAATATACTGGCGGGTTGCGTCAGATCCGATTTGCGCTCGAAGGTCGACGGTCGAATAGATAGTGACGAATGAGCTTTCCGCCAACGTGTTGAGCGTCGCGGTAGGAGAGCCAACCGTCATTGTCAAATCAGATGTCTTTCCGGCAGGCAATATCTGTATCGGGTCGCCGCTCCCGTCGTCGACCAAATGAGATCCGCCGCGCGGCTTTGCGATGCGTGCCATGATTGATCAGCCCTTCTGTTTCTTCGGGCGCTTGCCCTGAACAACACCGGGAATAGGTTCGGGTGTTGGATCAACCGACTGTTCTTCCGCCGCTGCTCCGGCCTGTGGCGCGTCTTTCGTATTCTCCAGCTCTCCGGCCTGTCCATCAACCGACTGCTCTTCGTTGCTTTCCGGCGTGCTGTCGGCGACATCGCCAACCGCCTTATCCGAAGCATCGCTTGTAACCGGAACGCCCATCACTTCGCCCATCTCCTGGAGAGTCGATGGGTAAACGGCATCAAACTGGTCTCGATCAAGCTCGCTCGGAAGAGCCGAAGCAGCCATGTTTGAACGCCACAAGCCGTTTGCCGTCTTTCGAGCGACAGGTTGAGCAACCTTGAAAGCCTGGAGATTGACCGCTGAATGACAAATGCCACTGAAATCAGGATCGCCCGTCACTTCACAGAAAAGAGACGCGCCCTTTTTCTTCGACCGATTGGCGAGCAACTGAGCGGCGGCGCGCATGTGTGCTGACTGAACGTTTGACTTCTGCGGAAACCAGCGGGCAAGCAGGATCGCCAGAACACCGGCCTCAAGTGCTGCGAAATTCATATTTCGTCACCTCACGTTGTAGATAAAGGATTGCCCGAATTCTTCTTCCATGCGCCGTTCGCGATCGGCCATTGAACCGGGTCGAAGAGCTTCCGCTAGTCGGTTCACTATAAGCCAATCCGAAGCGCCGCGCAATTGCCACATGTTATTTCCCGGTACTGCCTGCTTGATTTCTCTTGTCAGTTCGGTTAAGGGCGGGGGGTCGCCGTGAATGGCGCGGTTGGCTATACCCCCTATTCTCGCGATCCTTCCGATAGCTGGGCCCGCAAGCGTATCCAGCCACCCGCCACCAAAGCGATTTGCTTTATTGAACAGGAAATCGCCATAGATACCAAGCCCGCCAGATTGCGCCATTGCTGCAAGAATAGTTGATGGCTTTGTTGGATCAGGCGGCGTCTTTCCACTTGCTAAAGCTTTAGCAGACATTGCAGCATATCCGCCGATGATTGCCATAGCGAAAAAGCCGAAGATGTCTTGCGTAGGAATGGGACGGCCGCCTTGACCGCCGCGCCACATACGCCCCATAGTCCGTTGACTGTACAGCGCTGCAAACATTTTGAATTGACCGATCATGCGAATTGCTTCGCCTATGATCGTTCCTTTCCTTTGAGCCTGTGTCATTGTGGCCTTAGCGCGATCGTCGCCTTGAAGAACTGCAAACCTCGCTTCATCCGAAAAGTAAGACATCATTCGAATTTCTAGGTCTTTCTTTTCTCTCAAAAGCAAATCTGATTTTTCTTTTTCAAGACGATCCGAAGACCATCTATTCTCTTTTGCAATCCTTTCAAGTTCTGAAATCTGATCTTTTGCGCCCATAGAAAATAAGTTGTCGTCAAGATCACGTATCTTTTGTGGAATATAATAATTCCTTCCACCGACACTTTCGAGAGCAGCCTTTCTTGCAATCGACCATCGGTCCTCATCAATACCATGCAAAGAAAGGCTATGCCTGAATTCGTCGTCAAGCTGTTTCCAAGTCTTGTTTACTTGCCATCCCATATTAATAGAATACATACGACTTGCAGCCGCGTTCATTACGTCTGTAAATCCTGTCAATCCTGTAAGTCTAAAGAATGTCTCAAGGTGGCGAGATATTGCGCCTGCTTGGTCGCCGTCTGCCATATGCCGAGCCGCAATGTTCCCGAATACATGTTCCATTCCGGCGTTCAATAAAAGATTGATGCGTCTAAGATCTTCTCCGGTATGACGCCGCATTAGTCTGTCAAAAGGACGCTTCAAAGCTTCGACAACAGGCACGCCATTGAAGCGCATACTTGCTACATATGTTGGAATATCGCCGCCAATTGCCGAGAACACAGCAGAGCCAAGGCTTGTCAAGCTTTCATATGCTCTAACTTCATTTCCGATTGCAGCAGCTGTGTTGTTGTGCGGAACGTCAGCCGCTCCGGTCAAAACATCAAATTGGTTTTGAAGCTCTCTCGCGTTCAACTGTGACATGAGCTTAGCTTTTTGCTCATGGGAAATATCACGCGCGCGAATATTCTTGGCGATGGCTTCCTTGATCTTATCGAATTCATCAACAGGATTTGCGCCAAGATTTTTCAGCAAGGTAAGAGCCCTTGCCGACTTTGTCATGTGATCCATCATCGAGACCAATACATTCGGCTGTCCGAACCTTTGGTCATATTCAACTTTTGCTTCGTCCGAAACGAAATGGATCACCCTTTGAAGGCCAAGACGATTAGCCAGATTTGACGATCCTCTTGCAGATTTGACAGGATCGCCTAACGTAATATCATCGAACATCTTCGACAGAATATCGTCGACTTCCGCAGGCGTTGCGTCTGGGAACGATCTATCAATGTCAAGACGATCTCGAATAAAGTCCATCCAATCATCTTTTCCCGCTTGACGCATCAACCTTTCGCGATGCCCTTGCGGCGACCATCCTTCGAGCTTTCCGATATCAGCGCCATGTAAATTAAGATCAAGCCTAGTTCTTTCCGCCGCTTCAACAAATGCTTCCGCAACAAAACGCGCATCTGCATTAGAAGTTGATCCAGGCGTGCGCATTTCTTTTTCGATGTCTGAATGAAAACTAAGAATTCTTGCCTTCTCTTGAGGGCGGAATGCTGTGAAACGTCCAGGCACCATCAAGTCAATTACATGCGCTCGCTCTGACAGCTTGGCCATTAGGCCGCGATTGTATTCACCTTCGATCGCAAGCTTTTCAGCAGACCAAGAACGCCGTGCATCGGCAACGCCTTTGGTAGCACCAACTTGTAAGCTTCGCATGGCTTCTTTCAACTTCATGCCGGAAGCTTCACGCGAAAGAATTGTTTCTACATTTGCCTGTCTGTTCAAAATCGATTGCGCCTGTTGCCTTTGCTTTGCTTTCGCTTTACGAAGTAGGCCGATGTTCTCTTGTTCAATAGCCGCACGCAATGCCTCTTCGGTCATGCCTTCGCGGCGTTTCTTTCCAATACGATCAGCTATTGATTGGACACGGCGTCTGTTGATGCCAGTCTCATTAGCTACACGGTCAAGGCAGTTTTTAAGTGACAAAACGTACTCTCCTATGATATCAAAGTATTGACCCTAAGAGGAGGCTGGCCTTGCCGAAAAATATTATCCCATTTTTGTCTACAGATCAATTAGAGAGCGTAAGGTCAAGGCTTTATTCTCGGTCAATTAGAGTTGCGAGTGGTTGCTTGGAATGGCAAGGGGCAACGCCGGGAGGGCGCTATGGGATGATAGGGGCTGGTAGGAGAAATGGTCGTATGGAAATGTTTCAAACACACCGTATAGCTTATGCACTAGCCTATGGCGACCCCGGAGAATTATGTGTTTGCCATCACTGCGACAACCCTAAATGCATTGACCCCCTTCATCTTTTCTTAGGCACTCATAAGGATAACATGCAAGATATGTCTATAAAGGGCAGAAGTGGGAAGGGCTCAGGTAGACCTATAGGGAGTGATGGATTAAAGGGGGAGGACAGTCCAGTGTCAAAACTAACGGATGATCAGGTTATTATGATTTTTTATGATAAAAGAATTCAAAGAGAAATAGCGTCAGAATTTAAAGTTCACCAATCTCTTGTTAGTTTAATCAAGAATAAAAAACTATGGCGACATATTCTTATGGATCTTTAAAACTCATGTTGAGAACCTCAATGTACACCCGATCAGAGCTTCCGAAACATCGGCTTCTTGTCTAACTACGTCAAATTCATCCACAGCAGATTGCATTTCATCACTAAATGATTTTGCCTGATCTTCTGGAAGGTCTTTGACAAGATCATTAACGCGATCTAGCCAGGGATCTGCAGAAGTTTCAATATCGAAGTCAATATCTTCATCGGTCATACCTTCTACACGAAACGAATTATCAGGAAGATCGACGATATTTCCTTGATCAAGATCTTCTGCTATCCCCGATATTCCGTCAACCGATCGAGAAACCTCCTCTCCAATCTGGCTAGGCGAAGTTGGAATTGTTCTAGCTTTAAAAACAACGCCAGCACCCGCTCCGAAAGCGCCACCAACAACCGAAGAGAAAGCGATATCAGCCATAATTTCAGGTAAACCAATATCCTCACCTTCGCGGTTCATTAAATGGGCGACGATTGGTGATGTTGCTGCTGTCATTACCCCTGCATCAACGGCGGTTGCGATCGCCCTACCGGCTATATTGCCCGCCCTGGCTATCGAAGCAGCGCGCATAGCCGGGCCTACCACGGGGATATAATTTGTCGGCTCAAGGGCAGCGCCTGCGAGTGATCCGCCTATCATGGCGACTGTCCCGCCAATGCCCGTAGATTGGTCCTGCAAGCGCTCACGATAGCGCCTTTGATCGAACCGCGTTGCAATAGCCTCGGCGCGTTCTGGCGTCATCGCATCATCAAACTCAACGCCGGGTCGAAAGTGCTCGCTCTCTTCCCACTCTTCGCGAGACATGGACAAAGTAGGGTCGACCGGCTCGAAAGCGCGAACAAGCTGCGTCACAAGGTTTTGATCCACGGCGCTTTCGAAATATGCCTGTGTCGCCTGACCGAACGGCGTAACGCGAGTATCGAGCGCAACCCTTTGGTCAAGCTCGTTTGCCTCGCCTGGAAGTTCTGGAAGAAAGGTCAACGCACCTCTCCGACTGCGATCACAGAATTGCCGCCTCTTTCAAGTTTGATGCGCTTCTTTGTCATGGGATCAACAAGGGTGAACCCGCCAGGTACATTAACCCATAATGCCCGGTCGCGCCATACGTCGCGAAGGTCGTCGGCTTCGTCATCGCTTGTCGCCGCTGTCACATCGGCGTTGCGAACCATCAATTCACGCATACCCTCAAGGTTATCCAAAACCTTTCCAATATCACCGAATGATCGATCAAGGGTAATCACAGCGCGGCTATCATTAATGGTTTGCATATCGCCCCAAAGTAAATCGGAAGCTTCATCAAGTCCTTCCGAAGGCCCAACGGCGGTTGCAAGACCTGTAGCTAGATGAATTGTGTCGGCGTCTGCTTTTGATGCCATCTTGAACATTTGTTCCTGTCCAAGTAGCTGCGCTTGACTTCTGAGAACAGAAGCGACAGGACCGCCTCTTTGTTTCATTTCTTTCTTGATTTCGCTGTCTCTGATCTGATCTTTTCCAAAGTCATCAATCGGAGTGTTCAAAATGGTCAAGACGTTGAGAGCTTCCGGCAAGCGCGCGGTGTCCGCCTGGACAATTCGGACAGCGTGCTTGACAGCGGAACCCGAAGGCGTTTGTTCTACACCCTCCATAACCGTTGACCATTGATCCGGCGTGAGGCTGGCTTTCAAATCGCTGATCGAGGCGAGCATTGATGCCGGATCGGAATTTTCAATTGCTTCTGCAAAAACCGAAACTTCCGTATTCGTCAAAACTTTTACGCCATCACTTCCGATCTTTTGACGAATTGCATCAATCTCAACACCGCGCGAAGCCCATGTTTGCGCATCAAAGAAATCTCCAATCGGAGAAATAGGAGATTGCTTTGTTTGCGCTCGATGAATTTGCACATATTGATCAAGTCTTGTTCCGCTTTTTTCTGCCTCTTCAATTTCACTGTCCATCTCTTGCATAGCATTTTCAAGAGCTATGACTTGATCTGCGTTCTCAATCGATACAACCGAATTCGCTAATGACGACAGAACCGCTTCACGTTCTGCATCCGAAGCATCTTGAAGCTCGAAAGCAATTTGAGAATGCCTATCAAATAACTCAATCTTAGCGCCATGCCTTGATCCTGCGGCAAGAGCGCGAATTTCACTTTCTTCCGCAGGATCAACTTCTTTCCCACTAGCCTTGACTTTCAGCAAAGCGTCTGTTGCTTCTCCGATTTGAGCGTCAACCTCTTTCAGCCTTTCGCGCTCATCTTTGATTTGCTGCTTTGCTGCTTTTATCGCGTCGCGATTTCCGCCTAATCTGATCGTGACTGGGAAAC